CTGCGGCTTGGCATCTGGCCCGGAGCCCGGCGGCGAGGAACAAATCCCGCAGAACCACCTCCTGATCACTGCCGATGATTTGGAGCGCTTCGCGCGTGGCGGCGACACGCTCACGGTGAATCTGGGACTGCCTCTTCCCACGGACAGCCTCATGGGCTTTGGCCGCCCTGGCGCTTCTGGCATCGGAGGTGGCGTGGGCAGCCTGAACCAAATTGGCGGCCCCTTTGCTGCGAACAGGCAGGCCAACCCTAACCCAGGCCTTTCGCAGGCTGCTGCTATGGCATCCGGCTGCGCGCGCCAGATCGACGCTGCTCTCGCCAGCCTCGTAACGCCGGTGAAGGTCCTGCAAATCGTCAAGGGAGAACCATTTGTGGGCCACGTTTTCAACCTCCAAACAGAGGGCGGGTGGTATCTCGCCAACTCCATCATAACCCACAACTGCCGTTGCGACCTATTACCAGTTCTTACAGACGAAGGAGAGGAGTCATGACCATGAAACTGCTGCCCCCGAACTCCACCGGCACCGACCAGATCACGGTCAACGGCCGGACCTACACCACCACCAACGGCACCGCGATCGACGTGCCCGACCATGACGCCGACGTGATGCGCGCCAACGGCTGGTATGCGCCGGCCCCGGGCGGCAGCGGCGCCACCGCCAGCCGTCCCACCAACGTGCCCCGGAACACCGTCTTCTTCGACTCGACGCTCTCGGCGTTGATCGTCTGGGACGGCAAGACCTGGCGCAACAAGACCACGGGAGCCGCCGTATGAAAACCAAAGCGCAGTTCTTCGTCGCCTTCGAGAAGGTCGAGAAGCAGGACGACGGCACCATGCTGGTGTCCGGCGTGGCTTCCAGCGAGGCCGTGGATAGCGACGGCGAGACCATCACCGCCGAGGCCATGAAAGCCGCCCTGCCGGACTACATGAAATTCGGGGCGATCCGTGAGATGCACCAGCCGATCGCCGCCGGCTCCGCCCTTAAGTGCGAGGTTGATGCCGAGGGCGTCACCCACCTCGAGGCCAAGATCGTCGACCCCACCACGGTCATGAAGATCGAGGAGGAGGTGCTCAAGGGGTTCAGCGTCGGCGGCAAGATCACCGGGCGGGACAAGCTGAACAAGACCATCATCACCGGGATCCGCCTGACCGAGATCAGCGTGGTGGACCGGCCGGCCAACCCGGAAGCGGTGTTCAAGCTGGCCAAGGTCGATGGCGCCGACGAACCCACCCTGGGCGAGCTGCGCAAGGGCATGTGGACCGTCGAGAACTTCGCCGACCTGCTCGGGCGCATCGGCTACATGGCCCAGGACACCGCCTGGGAATCCGAGTACGAGGGCGACAACAGCCCGGTGCCGGCGGCCCTGCGGGACTGGCTGGCCCAGGGCGCCGAGATCTTCCAGGCCATGGCGGCCGAGGAGATCCAGGAACTGCTGGCCACCCTGCCGGCGGCGCCGACCGTCGAGGTGATGGCCATGGCCGCGAAGTTGGCGAAGGGTGAGGTCACCATGGAGATTGGCGGATCGGCCAACATCGCCGGCGTCCCCCTGGCCAAGGCAAAGTTCACCGCCACCACGAAGGCCACCCTCAACGCCATGCACAAGGTCGCCATGAACGCCGTGGGCGCCCTGGCCGACTGCTGGAAGGACGAGGAAGATACGGAGGACGCCGGCAAGGCCGCCCCCACCGGCGATGTCCAGAAGGTCGAAGGCACGCCGGCCGCCGAGGATCCCCTCGCCAAGATGGCCACCCTCGAAACCGACCTAGCCAAGGCCGCCGGCGACCTCGCCAAAGCTCAGCTCACCATCGACACCCTGACCGCGCGCGTGGCCGAACTGGAGGTCGAGCCAGCGCCGCCCAAGGGATTCATCAACTCCAACGTCACCGTCGGCAAGGCCGACGACCACGCCACCCCTGAGGCCGATGCCGCCCTGCAGAAGCAGGCGGAGGAAATCGCTGCCGCTTCCACCCCCGAGGAGAAGGCCCGCCTCCTCATCAAGGCCATCCAGACCCAGGCCAAAGCCTAAGAGGAGACATCCATGAACACTGCCGAAATTCTCAGCGAACTCAAGAAGGCCCAGGCCGCCCCCGTGGTGGACGACCTGCTGAAGGCCTTCACCCAGACCGCCACCGCCACCCAGGGCCTGCAGCTCTACGACCTGGAAGCCCCGGCGAAGATGCTCATCCCCGTTCTGACTCCCCTGCGGAACATCATCCCCCGCCGGGTCACCGGGTTCGGATCCCAGGCGAACTGGAAGGCGATCACCGGCATCAACACCGCCAACCAGCGCGCGGGCGTGTCCGAGGGCAACCGCGGCGGCATCATCGCGCAGACCACGGCCGAATACCTCGCCGCCTATCGCGCGTGGGGCCTGGAGAACTCGGTCACCTTCGAGGCCGACCTGGCCGCCAACGGCTTCATGGACCTCAAGGCCCTGGCCGTCCAGCAGCTCCTGCAGTCTCTGATGATCCAGGAAGAGCGCCTGGACCTGGGCGGCAACACCTCCGTGGCCCTGGGCATCACCCCGACCCCGTCCCTGGTGGCGGGCACCGCCGGTAGCATGGCCACCCAGGGCGCCGCCAGCGTGATCTGCGTGGCCCTCGGCCCCCAGGCCTACCTGGACGTGGCCGGCCACAACGACGGCGTCACCGGCCAGGTCTTCGACCCGACCACCGCGATCGTCCCCGGCCAGATCACCAAGACCAACACCGACGCTAGCACCGACACTTTCGGCGGCGGCAGCGCCCAGAAGAGCGCCAACGCCACCGTCAGCGTCACCGGCCCGAACGGCTCCATCGCCGCCACCGTCGCCGCGGTCAAGGGTGCCTGGGGCTACGCCTGGTTCGTCGGCGCCACCGCCGGGACCGAGCGTCTGGCTGCCATCACCAGCATCAACTCGGTGGTCCTGACCTCCTACCCCGGCTCCGGCCAGCTGGCCTCGACCCTCACCGCGGTTGACAGCTCCACCAGCACTCTGGATTACGACGGCCTTTACACCCAGGCCGCCAAGTCCGGCAGCAACGCCTACTGGGCGACCCTGGCCACCGGCTCCGCCGGCACCGGGACCGCGCTCACCTCCGACGGCGCCGGCGGCATCGCGGACTTCGAACTGGCGTTCGCGGCCTTCTACAACCGCTACCGCATGTCGCCCACCCGGATCTTCGTGAACTCCCAGGAGTGCATCAACATCACGAAGAAGATCATCGCCAACGGCGGCGCGCCCCTGATCCGCTTCACCATGGACGCCAAGAACATCGCCGACGGCAAGCTCGCGGCGGGCGTGGTCATCGGTTCATACCTGAACAAGGTCATGAACGTCGAGATCCCGATCCAGGTGCACCCGCTCCTGCCCCCGGGCACCATCCTGTTCTACACCGACCAGCTGCCCTACCCCATGAACGGCGTCGCCGACGTGGTCCGGAAGAAGCTGCGCCGGGACTATTACCAGATGGAATGGCCGCTCAAGAGCCGCAAGTACGAGTACGGCGTCTACGCCGATGGCGTGCTGCAGCACTACGCGCCGTTCAGCCTTGGCGTCATCACCAACATCACGAATGGGTGAGTAGTTCATAAACCATCCCGGGGGTCCTTCGGGGCCCTCGGGTTTCCCTCTTGGGAGACCCCATGCACTGCTACCACCCGCAGAACACCGCATCCGGCATCAGCTGGGGCGGCCAGCAGTTCGAGCCGGACGCCAACGGGGTGTTCGACGTGCCGGAGGCCGCCGCGGCCGACCTGGCCGCCTTCGGCATCGTCCCGGGCGACCCGGCCCCGGCCGAGCCCGCCGAGGTGACCGTGCCCATCAGCCAGTGGAAGAACGTCGACCTGCTGGCGAAGGCCGCCGAGCTGGGCCTCCAGCTGGACCCGGCCATCAAGCGCCCCGACCTCATCCAGGCCGTCGCCGCGGCCCTGAAGGCCTGATCCCATGGCCGCCGATCCCGCCGACCTCACGACCGTCGCCAACCTCCAGGCCTGGCTGCGCCTGACCAACGTGTCCACCGACACCGCGGCGGAGCTGCAGCGCCTGGTGACGGCCGTGAGCCGGTGGATCCAGAGCAAGATCAGCCGGACCATCCCCAGCCAGGCCTACACCGACACCCTGGACGGGCAGGGCGGCACGCGGATGATCCTCGGGAACTACCCGGTCGCCGCCGTCGCCTCGGTCACCATCGACGGCAACCTCATCCCGCAATCGACCGGCCCGGCCATCCCCGGCTGGGTGCTGGCCAACGACGGGGTTTCCCTCCGCGGCTACGTCTTCACCCGCGACCTGGCCAACGTGGTCATCAGCTACACGGCCGGCTATGCCAGCGTCCCCGACGACCTGGAGCAGGCCTGCCTCGAGCTCGCCAGCATGCGATGGAAGGAGCGGGACCGGATCGGCCACTCCTCGGTCAACATGGCCGGCCAGCAGACCAACTTCATCGTCAAGGACATGCCGGACAGCGTCCGCACCATCCTCCAGCAGTGGAACAAGGTGGTGCCATGCTAGCCGGCCGAATCATCGGGGCCGAGACGGTCCTCTCGCACCTCTACGACATGCCGGCCAAGGTGCGCGCCCGGGTGGCGATCACCATCCAGCGCCTGACCATGGAGCTGCTGCGCAAGGTCCACTCCGAGAAACTGTCCGGCCAGGTGCTGATGAACCGCACCGGAACCCTGCGGCACAGCGTCAACCCGAAGGTCGAGGACCGCGGCACCGCCATCGTGGGATCGGTCGGTACGAACCTGGTCTACGCCAAGGCGCATGAGTTCGGGGTAGACAAGCAGGTGACCATCCGGGAGCACCTGCGCACCGTCACCATGGCCTGGGGCCGGGAACTGGCATCCCCGGTGGTCTGCACCGTCCGGTCGCATTCGGCGCACATGCGTCTGCCACAACGTTCCTTCCTGCGCTCCTCCCTCGAGGAGATGCGTGGGCAGATCCGGTTCCAGCTCATCGCCGCCATGCGGGAAGGGGTGCAGCGATGAAGCGCGAGCCGATCCTCCAGGCCCTCTTCGACCTCATCTCGGCCATGCCCGGGCTGGTCACCAAGAGCCGGACACCGCGGCACTGGTCGGACGTCTCAAAAGATGACCGGCCGGCCATGTTCATGGGCGCCGGCGACCAGATCCCCCAGAACGATTCCAGCGGCAAGCCGGCGATCTGGACCATGGAGGTCGAGGTCTACCTCTACGTCACCAGCACCGACTCGAAGGTGCCCCCATCAGCCCTGCTCAACGAATACTTGGACCGGCTGGAGGCGCTGCTGATGCCGGCGGTCCCGGGCGCGCCCTGGCCAACCGGGGGCGCCCAGACTCTGGGCGGCCTGGTCCGGCACGTGTGGATCAGCGGTCCCATCACCACCTCCAAGGACGTCCTTACGGGCGGCCAGGGCGTGGCCA